TAAATGCGGCTACAAAATTAGTTGACAACAACTATAAAGGAAAAATTACCGTTATTGATATGGGTAATGATCCCTTTAAACGTAAACCTGAAGAAGTAATGACTGGTTTTTTAGGAGCTGGTGGTTGGTCTGATGGTAAATTAACATATCATACTTCCATCGGTGGTCATCTATCAAAATATTGTGGTGAAGAAAAAGCAATGGAATTATTTGATCAAGTAATAGATAATTTTAAACGTTTTCACCCTAAACCCGAAGAAGTACAATGTTCTAATCCAATAGAAGAACCCGATTTTATCAAACCTTACTTTGGTTTACGATTATTCCCCGTATGGCATATAGGAACCGATTATCTACATGAAATTGGCAAGAATTGGTACACACACCTAACAGACAATGGTGTTGAATTTAAATGGAATACTAAGGTTGAAGATATTAATTTTGATAAAAAAGAAGTAATATTTGAATATTTTGATGGAATAGGATATACAAGCCAATCTTACACTAAATTAATATTTGGTGTGGGAAAATCGGGAATTGATTTTGGTAAAAAATTAGCTGAAAAATATAACCTACCTACAGAATCAAAACCAGTACAAATAGGAGTAAGATTTGAAGCACCACAACACCATTTCCAAAAATTAATTGACATATCATATGATTTTAAATTATATAAAAAATTTGACAATGTAAGTTTAAGATCATTTTGTACAAATAATAATGCAGCATTTGTTGCAGTTGAAGACACTTATGGGAATCATAGCTATAATGGCCATGCTAAAAAAGATATGTCATACAGAAATGATATGACTAATTTTGGTATATTAATGGAAATTAAAGGCATAGATAAACCATTTGATTGGTCAAGAGAAGCAGTTAAAAAATTACAAATAGCAGGAACTGGTACTTATTATTCTCCTAGTGATAGAATACCTTCCCAAACATCAGAAGGTAATTTTGTTAGATGTGTTGTAGTAGAAAATATGGAACCATTACATGATGCTTTAGGAATAGAAAATGCTAATTATATAGTAGATTTTATTAAAGATATGACAAAAGTATTTCCAACATTAAAAGATGATTGGGGTATTTATATGCCTGAAGTAAAATATTTATCACCTGAACCTTTGGTAAATTATAATGATTTAAGTCTTACTAGGTTTCCTGAAGTTTATTTTGTAGGTGATGCATTGTCAGCACGAGGTATAACTGTATCAGGAGCACAAGGTACCTATGTAGCTGAAAGTATATTAAAAAAACAAGAATATCCTGAATTCGTAGAAACAATAAATTTTTAAAATTATGAGTAAAGAATATGGTGATGTAGAAGTAGAAGGCTTCAAAAGAACAGGTGGTAATAAAAAGTTTAAACAAAGAAAACTAAGTAGAATTGAAGAAGATGGTTCAAAGACAACAGTTTCCACTTTAGAAATAAATGGAGAAAATAAACTACATAATTGGGATGGTCCTGCTTTAATTAATAAGGAACAAAAGAAAAAAGAATATTATTTAAACGGAATTCTATACACTGCAGATGAACATAATGATATAAAAAAATCACAAGAGGGATTACCTTGGTATAAACAATCAGGATCAACAGTAAAAACAGCAAGATTTTAAATATGAAAAACGATAAATTAGTAGGATTTACAGCAGGTAATTTTGACTTATTACATCCAGGATACATTTATACGTTTGAAGATGCAAAAAAACACTGTGATTATTTTATAGTATTTTTACAAAAAGACCCATCAGCAACAAGAAATACTAAATATAAACCCGTAATACCTTTATACGAAAGATATAGAGCACTAATGGCCATACAATATGTTGATGATGTTTATATTTACCAAACAGAAGAAGAATTGTATGAATTAATTAAATTTTTTAAACCAGACATTAGGATACTAGGAGAAGATTATATAGGTAAACCATGTACAGGAGACGATTTACAACCTAAAATAATTTATACTAGTAGAGCTCATGGGTGGTCAACTACTAAATTAAAAGATTTAATTACAAAACAAACAATGAAACAAAACCCAAATATAACAAAATAATTATGAAAATAGGATTTTGTGGAACAATGAGTGTAGGTAAAACTACATTAGTAAAAGCTTTAAAAGATGAACCAGAATTTAGTAAATATTGTTTTAGAACAGAACGTAGTAAACATTTAAGTTCATTAGGAATACCTCTAAATACAAATAGTACTTTAAAAGGACAATTAGTTTTTGCCTCTGAAAGAGCAGTTGAATTAATGCAGGAAAAGATCATAACTGACAGAACCGTAATTGATGTTATGGCCTTTTGTAGTTTATCCAAATCTATGGAAGCACATGAAAAACATTATTTAAATTCAACATTATTTTATTTAATAAAGGAATATGATATTTTATTTTATGTTTCTCCTGATGGAGTTAAAATAGAGGATAATGGAGTTAGAGAAACAAATGCAGAGTATAGAGATGCAGTTGATAATAAAATAAAATCAATTGTAGAGATGTATAAACATATACCAGGTAAAGTGGTCACAATTTCAGGAACTGTAGAAGAAAGAATCATCCAAGTAAAAGAATCAGTAAATATGTATAACATATAATATGGCTCAACCGAATATTAAACAAATAATAAAGCAAGAATATATTAAGTGTGCACAAGATCCTGTATACTTTATGAAAAAATACTGTTATATTCAACATCCTACAAGAGGTCGTATACAATTTAATCTTTATCTTTTTCAAGAAAAAGTATTAGGTTTGTTAAATAAAAATGATAGAAGTATTATATTAAAATCAAGACAGTTAGGTATTTCAACCCTATCTGCTGGTATTTCTTTATGGATGATGATTTTTCAAAAGGATAAGGCAATACTTGTAGTAGCAACAAAACAAGACACAGCTAAAAATTTAGTTACAAAGGTAAAATTTATGTATGATAATTTACCGTCTTGGCTTCAAATTGGTTTTGTTGAAAAAAATAAATTAGCCCTCCGACTTAAGAATGGATCTCAAATTAAAGCAGTATCTGCAGCAAGTGATGCTGGTAGATCAGAAGCCATTTCTTTATTAATTATTGATGAGGCTGCTTTTATTGAAGAGAATAGAATAGAAGATATATGGGGTTCATCTCAACAAACATTATCAACAGGAGGTAAAGCAATTGTATTATCTACACCTAATGGTACTGGAAACTTTTTTCACAGAATGTGGGTTAAAGCTCAAGAAGGAGCCAATGGGTTTACCCCTATTAGATTACCATGGACAGTACATCCTGAAAGAGATGACATATGGAGAACTAAACAAGATGACGAATTAGGATCTAGAATGGCAGCACAAGAATGTGATTGTGATTTCACTACTTCAGGAAATACAGTGTTTAATGTTGATCTTTTAAGTTATTATGAAAAAACATTTATTTGTGAACCCGTAGAAAAAAGGGGTATAGAAGGAGGCTTACATATTTGGGAATATCCAGATTATACAAGAAAATATTTAATTGTGGCAGATGTAGCTAGAGGAGATAGTAAAGACTATTCTGCCTTTCATATTATTGATATTGAAGAAGCTAAACAAATTGGTGAATTTAAGAGTCAAATAGGTACTAAAGAATATGGCCATATGTTAGTTGCAATTGCAACTGAATATAATAATGCTTTACTTGTAATTGAAAATGCAAATATAGGTTGGAACACACTTCAAATTGTAATAGATAAAGGTTATCAAAATTTATATTATTCACCCAAAGGAGACACAGCTACAAGTGTAGAAGCATTTTTAGCCAAAGGATTAGACGTAACAGATACATCTAAAATGGTACCTGGTTTTACAATGTCAATGAAAACTCGACCTTTAACAATTGGTAAGTTAGATGCTTATATGAGAGAAAAATCAGTAATCATCCAAGGAAAAAGAACTATGGAAGAAATGAGAACTTTTATTTGGAAAAATGGAAGAGCAGAAGCCCAATCAGGATATAATGATGATTTAGTAATGTCCTTAGCAACAGGATGTTATGTAAGAGATACAGCACTTAAATTTGCACAACAAGGAATAGATTTAACAAACGCTACATTAAAAAATTGGCAAAAAAATAATTCAGGTATTTATACCGAGGGGATAAGTAAAAAAGAATCAGGATGGACTCAAGATTTAGGAGACCATGGTCATCAAGATTTAACTTGGCTTCTTTAATATGTATTAAAAAACAACAAAATGGCAGATACTAGTTTATTTACAAGACTACAAAGACTTTTTTCAAGTGATGTTATTATTCGTAACGTAGGAGGAAAACAATTAAAAGTAATGGACACGGGTAGGATCCAAAAATATGGAAACCTAGCTACAAATTCACTTTACGATAGATTCACACGTTTACATAAACCTGTAGGATCATCTTTACAATATAATCCTACACTGAATTACCAGTCAATGAGACTACAGCTTTATAGTGATTATGAAGCTATGGATCATGATCCTATTATAGCAGCTGCTCTTGATATTATTTCAGATGAAACCACTTGTAGAAATGAATATGGAGATGTTTTAAACATAAATTCAAATGATGAAAATATTAGAAAAGTATTACATAATTTATTCTATGATGTTCTCAATATAGAATTTAATCTTTCTACATGGGTTAGAAACATGTGTAAATATGGTGATTTTTATTTAAAATTAGAAGTATCAGAAAAATTTGGAGTATATAATGTAATTCCTCTATCTGTTTATGAAGTAGTAAGAGAAGAAGGAACGGACCCCGAAAATCCCTCTTATACTAGATTTACTCTTGATCCTAATGGATTAGCAAGTGGTGCTACTAATACAATTAGAAGAGACCAATTCCAATTAGAAAATTACGAAGTAGCCCATTTTAGACTATTAACAGATTCTAACTATCTTCCCTATGGTAGATCATATTTAGAACCTGCTCGTAAAGTATTTAAACAATTAATGTTGATGGAAGATGCAATGTTAATTCATAGAATAATGCGAGCACCTGAAAAAAGAACATTTTATATTAATGTTGGAGCTATACCTCCTGAACAAGTAGAACAGTTTATGAAAGAAACTGTCAATAAAATGAAAAAAACACCCTATATAGATCAAA